CCGCCTCCCGTTGTTTGGAAGCGGTAAACACCAGATGCTGAATGGCGCGGCGGTTGAAGCGAAAGGTAATCAATGTAGAAGCCTGATAGCGGGTCAAGCCGTAATCATTGCGGTATTCGGCGGGAAGCAAATCCAACTGTTTATCGGTGGCGGGCAAACTCAGCCAGCGGCGGGTTTTGCTGGCGCTGTCGTCGGTTTCATGGGCGTTCAGCCAGTCATCGGCAGCGGCCAGTGCCACCATGCGGTCACCCATAGACAGCAGACGCGGGGGAAGTTCCTTGCCGCCACCCACCGCGTGCCAGCGGCCTTCAAGAAAGAACACCCCTGCCCATGCATTAAATCCTTGTGCCAATAGCGCGGCATCGTCGCCGAACAGATCGCACCACCGAAAGCTGGAACGGTTCAGCAGGTCGATCTCGGTCATGACGAAATCGGCCAGGGCTTCGTCACCGGCCTCGGCTTCGCCCTGAAGCTGTTCTGCGCCACACAGCGGACATTCTTTGGCCCGCAAGGGAATCGTGCCGGCACAGGCTGGGCAGATTTTGGTCAGGGCAGTGCTTGCCTTGCTCTCCCGCACATCAAGGCTGGCATCCTGTTCCAGCGAGCCGTGCATCAGCGTCGAAGTGCCAAAATCCAGCACCACGCAGTCGGTTTTGAGAATGCCAGGGTGAATCTCTGGGTCGATGGTACGCAGCCCCCGCCCGATCATCTGGATCATCGTGGATTTGAAGGAACTGGGGCGCAGCAGCACGACACAGGATGTGGGCGGATGGTCCCAGCCTTCCGTCAACACCGCGACATTCACCACCACCTGCGCCGCGCCATTCTCGAACGAGGCAAGCGCGGCCTTGCGCTCGGCTACCGATAATTCGCCATGCACCAGCACAGCGGCAACGCCTGCTTCTTGGAAGGCAGTGCTGACATCAACGGCATGTCTGAGGGTGGAGCAGAAAACCACGGTTTTTCGGTCGCCCGCCTTTTCCCGCCAATGGCGGATAACAGCATCGGTGACGGGTGATTTGTTCATCACTGCTTCCACCGCCTTCATGTCGAAATCATCGGCCAGTTTGCGGACGCTTTGCAATTCACCCGTAGCACCCGCATCAATAACGAATGTGCGTGGCGGCACCAAATGACCACTGGCAATCAGCTCACCGATGCGGATTTGATCGGCCACATTCGAAAACACCTCACGCAGGGCTTTTTTATCGCCGCGTGACGGGGTGGCCGTGACGCCGTAAATCTTGACAGCGGGATTGAGGGATTGCGCCTGATCGATGATCCGCCGGTAACTGCCCGCCGTGATATGATGCGCCTCATCCACCACCAGCAGATCGAGGGCGGGCATGGATGCCAGCGTTTGCGGACGGCACAAAGTCTGCACCATGGCAAACGTGGCCTGTCCCGCCCAGTCCTTGGTGTTGGCGTCAACAATGCTTGTGGAAACATCTGGGTTGACCTTGCGGAACTTGGCTTCGTTCTGGCTGATCAGTTCATCACGGTGGGCAAGAATGCAGGCTTTGCCCCCACCTTGCAGCAGGTCGCCCGCTACCGCTGACAAAATGACCGTTTTTCCAGCACCCGTCGGCGCCACGCCCAGGGTGTTTCCGTGGGTGCTGAGTGCCGCAACACTGCGCTGGGCGAAGAGCTTTTGCCTGGGTCGTAAAATCATCGCTGTTCCCCTGATTAGGCCCAATGGGGGCGGTTGCTAGGGTTGGCGGCAGGCGCGGACTGTCCAGAAATCGGGGCTGTGTACCCTGCGGCAGGGGCCGCATACCCAGACCCACTCATTAGCGCGGCGTAATCCTTATGATCGGGCGTGATGGCCAGTTTGATGACGTTTTTATCGCCACGATCGCCGTGTTCGATGTCGATTTTGGCAAGAAACTCCACCCCGTCCAGTTCCTGAAATCCCGCAATCCGGCGCCTGGTTTGGGCTTCTGGGGAATTATCCTTGGGACTCAGGCGGCGCGACGAGTTGAGAATGCCCTTGATAAACGCACGTCCCTGGTTGCCCCAGTCCGGTCCTTTGGGGCTGTAGAGGCCAATCAGGCTCCACACCTTGCGTTTGGCGTATTTGCCCTCCAAAATGACAAATTCGCAGTCCAGATAAACGGAATCCGTGCTTTTGCCGCGTGTGGCATAGCCCTCTGTCCAACCTTGGGCGGGATCGTTCAGGCCCCCAGGGCGGATGGTCATGCGCACGCGGGCGAGCGTGCCTTTCGGGATCAGGTCGTAGCTGTTCTGGTCATCAGCGGTGTTAAAATCGTTCCAAGACATGGTGTTGGGTTCCTTTCAGTGAGGGTTGAAAATTTAGGACGGGGGAGAATCAGGGGGCGGGTGGCGGCACATCCCAGGACAACAGGCGTTCCGCCGGTTGCCTCACCTTGGTCATCAGTTTGCCGAGGTGTGGCTCTTCCAGCAGGGACAGCCGCCCGGAGCGGTCTTTCGCCGGATACCCAAAGGGATTAAGGGTATCGCAGATGAAGGCCCTATACGGTTCACCGCCGTCTTCGGGTGCAATCGCTGCCATGGTAATTACCTGATCGACGATACCAGGCAGTTCCAAGCCCGTTTTGCTGCCCTCAATCTGCGGTACAAAAAACCGACGGTTGAAGTCGTCGGTCTTCTCATCGAGAATGCCGACGAACCATACGTTTTTGGCGCGGGTATGCTGGAGGTGCGTTAGCCAGGCAATCATCTCCTGCCCGTGCAGGCCGTAGGCACCACGGGTATCGGGTTTGCCGTTTTTATCAGAAAACGCCTGTGGCTGGCCTTTGCACCACTGAAAGCACAGCCGGCCCGCTACCGTGATGGAATCAACAAAGAGCGTCTCATAGCGATCGAGGGCAGCAGGATCCCCGAATTTTTCACACACCGCATGAAAATGGGCGGTGCTGTAGGGCTGGTCATCGCGCAGCGCTGGATTGGGGCCACCGATAAAGACCGCAAAATCCCGACATTCCACCCACGTGCGCGGGCGGATGCTGTCGATTTTCAAGCTCTCAACGGCGAGGTCGCCAGCCTCAAGGTCAAAAAACAAGGTTTTGCTTGGCTCCAGCGTCCACAACAGCGACGTTTTGCCGATACCGGGTTTGCCGAAAATACAGCCCTTAATGCCGCGCTTTTCTGCTAACCTCTGGTCGGCGGTGATGATGGGGAGGGTCATGGCTGGCCTCCCTCATTCATTTTGATGGAAACCGTTGCTTTCCCCGCTTTCAGCACCCGCGCAGGGGCGAACGCTTGGCGGATATGTTCCGGCCAAGCGGTGAATTTGCGTTCGGCGACTTTGTAGGTGACATCCACATACTCTGCTGGATTATCACCAGCCGCGCTGATTTGATGGACCACTGCTGCCAACTTCTGCTGATCCCATTCTGGTTTTTTCGGCACATCGCAGGTAACGGTGCAGCCGTCATCGTCCAGATGTACGGTGCCGAACGGCTTGTCCTGTTGCTGGCGCAAGGCTTGGAAGCGGGTGTCGTATTTGAGGCGGATGGCATTTTCCAGCCATTCTTTGGTGAGTTTCGCTGATTCAAAGGCTTCGGTGGCCTCCTTCTGCAACAACAGAAGATCCGCTGGTGACAGGTTCATGATCTCGCCAACCGGCAGTGTGCGTAGATCGGTAAGGGTGATGGGGTTTTTTAGCATGTCGCACCTCCGGCGAATGTAGAAACGTCTTCTTCAAGGCAGGAAAGGGTTTCTGAGGTGCTTTTCCGCAGGCGTTCCTGCTCGAAGCGTTCAATGGCTTCCAACGGATAAAGGACCCTGCCGCCGATTTTCAGGTACGCAGGGCCGAACCCCTGCCAGCGCCAGCTTTCCAGCGTGCGGCTGGAAATATTCCAGCGCCGCGCCAGTTCACATTGGTTCAAGTGTTTGATTGTCACAGTGATGCCTCCATAATTTGCGTGAACTTCTTGGGAGATCATCGCAAGCCACCCGTGTGACAATCCGTGGGACAGGGGTGTGACAACCCGTGTGAAATACAGATTTTGTGAGAAATAAAAAAGCCCCGACAAAGTGTCAGGGCTGAGCAGGTATCGGGCGAAAACACCAGAACATCAGATGACAAGGCGGTAAAAACCTTCGTTGTCTCCTTGAAGGATTACGTCATACGCGGGATGAGAGCCCTTGCGGTCACGAAACACATCAATGATCTTCTTTTGCGCAGATTCAGCTTGTGCCAGCAGTTCATCCTTATGCACGGCTTTGCCAGCATCAGAAAGATATTCAAGAACAGCGGCCTGTGTCTTGGTGAACGTGTATTCCACTCCGTTGAAGCATCCGGAGCGGAAACCAGGGGTGAATCCTTTAGCCGCTATGGGGATATTCAGAAGACTGGCGACCACCTCCTTATTGATACGGAAAAACTCGCTGTTGATATCTCGGCAATCTTCCAACGCAACAAACGCG